ATATTTCTCCGGTCCAAATACTTTCTCAACACTTGGTTTATAAGGGTGATTACGATAGTAATTTTTAGCACTAAATTTAGCTAATGGATTTGCTCCATAAACACATAAATTATGCTTATCCAATGGTAAATTAACAGAAGGATCTATTTGTGATGTTAAATGTGTAACATTTTCTACATCTTTAGATAGTTCAATATTTCCTTTGTTTAATTCACCAGGACTATGAGGTACAAAACTTGTTTTTAAAAAGAATTTTTGTGCCTTCACTAAATCATCATAATATACCCTATTATATACTCCTTCGCCTGTGTTAGTTGCATAACCGATATGAAAACCAGTAATAACACTACTTACAGGACTTATAAGAGCAGAACCACAATCACCATCTTTAGGAATAAAATGTTGTGGCTTATATCTATGGGCATCTATTATCTTATTAACAGCACTAGGCTTAACTCTGATAGTAGATACTCCATCTTTCTTGACATTAATATGATGTATTGCATGAGTATTTGTACACGATACAAATTTACCATTAGGAGTAATAGGAGATTCATCTAAACTTCCATAAAAACTTCTAATTAAGTAATCTGATAATTTCTTACGTGGTTGCCCAGATGGCAACTGAATCATGCATAAATCTCTCCCTTCTAACGGATATATATCTTTAACAGATAACTGTTCGTGAGCTATAAGAGGAGATCCTTCTTTTTCATATTGTATATAAATGTCAAATTTTCCTTCTTTAGGTAAACAATGATGTGTAACTACAAAAATATTACTTTCTAATGAAACAGTATTACTTCTACTAACTTTTCCATCAGGAAATACTATCCTAACTTGAGCTACATTATCTTGTATAATCTTAGTAAATGGATCATTACTCGTAGTTCTCGCTTTATGTGACCTTAAAATAGTCAAATGCGAATTCTGAATTTCAGTTGTAGAGTAATCATTTACTACCTTTTGGGATTCAACAGAATGAGTTTTAGGACTCTTCATCCATTGATATAAACCCCAAATGCTTAAAATAAGAAATGCAGTCTTGATCATTGGATCAACAACCGTATATTTCTTTACCTCAGAAGGAAGAGGTGAAGTTATAGTTTTATAGAATGCTCGTGACTCCATTTGAGACGAGACAGCTATAAAAATACACTTACCTGATAATAAACCCATTATACATCCTGTAATTATTGCCCAAAAAGGTCCAATAAAATAGGAAATACATAATGAATATATAAAAATACTAGCAAAAATATTAAGCCAAAACCCAAATTGGGTAGAACAAAACTTATGTAATGAGCACATTAAATAATACTTAAATAATGTACCATAAGTCATGCAACGACAATTATGTATACAATTGCTAATAATATCATCATATTGACTTGTTTTAAGACTATATACAGTCTTAAATTCTTGCCAATAT